GGGGAATGAGCAAACCCCCAGTGGTACAGGCCAAGAAGATGACCCCAATTCTGAGACTTATGCTCAGAAGTGGCGTACTTTGCAAGGTATGTATAACGCTGAAGTTCCGCGTCTGCACTCGCAGAATCGTGAACTTAATGGCCGCGTACAGCAGATGGAACAACTGCTTGCTTCTCTTTCTCAGCAGTCTAGCCAACCCACACAACAAACTCAGGTTGCACCTTTGGTGACTGAGACTGATGTGCAGGAGTATGGTGAGTCACTGGATGTAATGCGTCGCGTAACCCGCGAGGAACTTTATCCGGTTGCTCAGAAGATTGCCCAGTTAGAGCAAGTCCTTCGTCAGTTGCAGACCAACGTCGTACCTCAGGTACAGGCGGTGGCTCAGCGTCAGGCGATGACAGCAGAGCAGCAGTTCTGGTCTGACTTGTCGAGTGCAGCGCCCACTTGGCGCGAGATCAACGACGACCGCGATTTCCAATCATGGTTGTTGGAGGTTGACCCGCTAACTGGGATTAGCCGCCAGACTTACCTTGAGGATGCCCAGCGTAGCCTCGATGTACGCCGGGTTGCTAGTTTCTTCCAAACTTGGAATGAGTTGACTGGCAAAGCCAATGTTGCTCAAAACACTCGTCGGACAGCGACTGCTTCAGAGTTGGAGCGTCAGGTTGCACCGGGTCGTTCAAAGAACACCGGAGTACCTGCGAACAACAATGCCAAGACATACAGCCCTGATGACATTAAAGGATTCTTTAATGATGTTAGATCTGGTAAATATCGAGGCCGTGAAGCAGAGCGTGACCGCATTGAACGCGACATTTTCGCTGCACAGCGAGATGGTCGCATAACTGTCAACGCTTGATTAGAGGAGTTTTATCATGGGATTTCCCGTAACCCAAGGCCGCCCGAACTATTCGGGTAACTTCATTCCCGAAATTTGGTCGGGCAAACTGATCGAGAATTTCTACGACGCAACTGTGTTGGCTGCTATTTCCAACACCGATTACGAAGGTGAAATTCGCAACATGGGTGACACGGTTAACATCCGTACTACCCCTGAGATCACCATCAAGACCTATGTAAAAGGTCAAACCCTGTCAGTTGAGAATCCTGACAAACCCAAACTGCAACTCGTTATCGACAAAGGCGAGTACTTCGCTTGCGTTGAGGACGATGTGGATAAGGTTCAGTCGGACATCAACCTGATGGATACTTGGTCAAAAGACGCTTCTGAGCGTATGAAGATCAAGATTGACCAGCGTGTTCTGACCGACATTCTGCCGGACATTTCCGCCGACAACAAAGGTGCGACCGCTGGTCGTATCTCCAACAACATCGACTTGGGTACGACTGGTTCGCCTATCGCTATCACCAAGACCAATGTGCTGGAGTACCTTGTTGACATCGGTACTGTTCTTGATGAAGCCAACTGTCCTGAGAGCGGACGCTTCGTAGTTATTCCTGCCAAGATGGCCGGTATGATTAAGAAGTCTGACCTGAAGGATGCTTCTTTGACTGGTGACAGCGTGTCCATTCTCCGTAATGGTCGCCTTGGCATGATCGACCGTTTTACGGTTTACATGAGCCACAATCTTTCTGTATCTAGCGGCAAGTTTAGCCTTGTTGCTGGTCACAAGATGGGCTTCACCTTTGCTTCACAGATGACCAACATGGAAACCATCCGCTCTGAGACCACCTTCGGAAACATCATCCGTGGTCTGCAAGTGTATGGCTACAAGGTTGTGAAGCCTGAGGCATTGGCTCAAGGCATCATCACTCTGTAATTGAAGGGGGGCTTCGGCCCCCTCTCGTAACCCTTTAGGAGATTTCAAATGGCAACATATACCGATACCCTTGGTTTTAACAAAGGCACGGCTGCTTATCGTGCTGATGGTTTGACCAAAGTAACCCGCATGGAAGTTGAGTTGGATTTTGCAGCGATTGCTGCTGCTCGTTCTGCTGCTAGTGCTACGGCTCTGGCTTCTGGCGACATCCTGCAAGTTCTGCCTGTTCCAGCAAAAACGCTAGTTCTGCACGTTGGCGTTGAAGTTGAGACTGGCGGTACGACTGGTCTGACGCTGGATGTTGGTGATGGCGCAGACGCTGACGGCTATCTTGACGGCGTTGCTGGCGATGCTGCTGGATCGTTTGCTTCGATCCACACTCTGTCCACTGGCGCTACTGTCGGCTTGACTGCTGGTAAGTACTACACTGCGGCTGACACAATTGACCTCGTGTTGGTTGGTCAAGCACCCGGCGCGTTGGTCTGCCGTGTATGGGCGTTGGTTGTAGACGCATCTGCATCGTAAGTAAAAGGGAAGGGGGCTTCGGCCCCCTTCTTTTAGGAGAACAATATGGCACGCGATACAACTTCAGTACATAGTAATACTGATGCAATACTTCATACTGGGCCTATTAGGTTGCTCGGCGTGTTATACACATCTGCTGGTGGGCAAAACGTAGACCACATTAAGATATACGATGCACTTTCCGCTACTGGCTCTGTAAAACTAGAGTTAGATACTACCAAGCAAGGTATTGTAGATTTTCCTATCCCTGAGGGTGGGATGATTTTTTCCACAGGGATTTATTGTGACATTGGTGGGGCAACATCCATTACAGTTCTTATGAGAGACTAAAATGGCTAAGGTCATTAAAAAATCTGAGATGGCATGTAACTCCCCGAAAAAGACACCGGGGCATGCTACCAAGTCACACGTGGTAAAAGCCTGTGCTGGTAGCAAAGAGAAGATTATTCGCTTTGGTCAGCAGGGTGTAAGCGGCGCTGGGTCTAGCCCAAGCACGCCAAGTGAAAAGGCGCGGCAAAAAAGTTTCAAAGCCCGCCATGCAAAGAACATAGCCAAGGGCAAGATGTCTGCGGCGTACTGGGCGGATAAAGTCAAATGGTAGCCAAGACAAAATCCAAAGTGAACGCTGCTGGCAACTATACTAAGCCGGAGTTGCGTAAGCGGATTGTGTCGCAGGTTAAGGCTGCTGCGGTGCAAGGTACGGCTGCTGGTCAGTGGTCAGCCCGTAAAGCGCAGTTGGTGGCTAAGAAATACAAAGCGGCTGGTGGGGGGTACAAAGATTGAAAGCCCCGCAAAAGTCCCTTAAAGATTGGACGGCACAGAAGTGGCGTACAAAAAGTGGTAAACCGTCGAGTAAGACTGGCGAGCGGTACTTGCCAGAGGCGGCAATTAAATCGTTGACCCCCGCAGAGTATGCGGCGACTACCAAAGCAAAACGCGAAGGCAAGGCAAAAGGTCAACAGTTTGTGAAGCAGCCCGCTAAAATAGCGGCTAAGACGGCTAGATATAGATAGGAGAATTAAAATGGCACGTTACCTACGAAACACTAAAGACGGTTTCATCTATGACTGGAACCCCATCCTTGCAGAGAATCCTTTGTGTGAGGAACTAACGGAGGAAGAAGCCTTTCCTGAGAAGTTCGTACCCAAGAAACAGAAAGGACGTAAGTCTGGCTTGGCGTTAGAGACCCCGGTTGATGAGATCCCTGTGGCTCCTGTCGCCGAGAATGAAGAACTTAACGCAGAAGCATCTAAGGGATTACCCGAATGATACTCAACGATGTAATCACTGAGGTTCGTAGGATCCTCCAAGACATCAACTCGCCGCAGCGTTACAGCGATGCGGTGCTGTTGGGCTTTGCCAATCAGGCATTGAAGCGGATTGCTGTCTTGCGTCCCGACCTCTTTGCTTACATTGGGGACATCCCTACTACGGCAGGGCAAGTTCTTCAGTCAGCCCCGTCTGACTCTATTCGGATTATGGAGATCTTCCAAGTCAAGAATGGCAGCGGGGTAACGGAGACAAACCGCGAGGCGTTAGATCAAACTTACCCTACGTGGATGAATGACGCGGCTGCCCCAACTGTTAACTGGATGCGCCACACCCGCAATGCCAACCGGTTCTTTATCTATCCAAAAGCCCCGGCAGCGCAGATACTGGTTGGAGAATACGCTCAGACGCCTAAAGTTTACACAGGTTCAGAGACAGTTGAGTTGCTATCTGATGCCTACTTCCCCGTTGTAATTGACGCGACGGTGTTTATCGCTGAGTCGGTGGATAACGAGCATGTCAACTCCAACCGGGCGCAATTGTTCCAACAGTCCTTTACTCAAGCCTTGGGCGTTAGCGCTCAGGGTCGTGTCATTACTGACACTGAGGAAGCCGGACTTACTGACGATCAGGTTATCTAATGGCTACGCGTACATTCCTCTCCCTAGTTAATCGGATAGCCCCCAGTGTGCCGGGCTGCCCTCAGCCAATCATCCAGCAATATGTTCGTGATGCTGCGATTGAGGCGTGCGAGCGTACGCTTGCGTGGCGCTATGAGCAGCCTCTGATTCGATTGACACCGGGCGTGTACGAGTATCCCTATACCAACCCATTGCAGACTGAGGTTCATGCGTTCCTGACATCGACTGTTAATAACGAGCGGGTAGACCCGGTAACCCTTGAGCAGTTGTATGCTGCCTACCCTGACTGGCCTAATAACGATCCAACTAAACGGGCTACTCCCCGCTTGATCTGCCAGTTAGACCCAGATAACTTCGTTCTTGCCCCGCTACCCGACGCGACGGTGAACTACGATCTGAAGATGATCGTGGCTTTGAAACCGCTTCGGACTTCTACGGGAATGGACGAGGATGTGTTTGATGATCTTGAAAACGTCATCATGCACGGTGCGCTGCAACATTTGCTGGTACTGCCCGATAAGAATTGGTCAGACCGTGAGTTGGCTTCGTATCATGCCAAGCAGTACCTTTACAAGACCACAGAACGCAGAGCAAGGGCGAATATCGGTGCAGCCCGCGCTTCTATGTCTGTACGAATGAACCCATTAGCGTGAGGAAATTATGGCCGTTGATGTCATCCGATTAGTAAAAGGCGATGAAAAGCCAGTTATCGTCCTCACTTTGACGGATGACATTACTGGCACGCCGATTGATCTGTCGTTGGGGACAACGACTGTTTCTGTCAAGTTCCGTGCTGCTGGTACAACCACGCTTCTATCTACAATAAATTGTACGAAGTTAAGCGGCGGTACTACTGGGCAGGTGCAGTTTGACTTTCAGGGTAACGTACTAAACGTAGATCCCGGTATGTATGAAGGTGAGATCGTGGTTGACTATAACGGTCAGTTGCAGACGGTGTTTGACCTTCTTCGCTTTACGGTGAGGGCAAACTTCTAATGGCAAACATTCGGGTCGCCTACGCTCTATCGTCGATACTACTAGCCACCCCAGCGGCGGCTACGGTATCTGCTGACGTAAGCACGCACTCGATTACAGCCGTAGCCCGGCCAAATCAAGTCATTGCCGTCTCGGCGTTTGTTGTCCCGATGGAGTATTTGGAAGAACAGACTGTAACAATGTCTGACTTCCGAGCCTTTGACATCAATAAAGTCCTCATAGATGTGGTCACTATGACGGACGCCAACAACGTGTCGTTTGCTGTTACTGCGTCACTGACTGACTCCGTAGCCGCTGTTGAGAACAGCGTCAAGATATTTAGTGGTACGGTAGACTTTGATCCATCTGACCCAGACGTTGACCCAGACCCGATCAACATAGCCGATGCAGATGTAAAGGGTATAGGGAAAACCCTAACAGAAACTTTAACTGCGTCTGATACAGATGCCAAAGATGTTGGGCAAGTATCTACTGATGCGGTAACCGCGTCTGAAACAATCAACACTAAAGATGTTGGTAAGAGTCTGACGGACACGACGGCCGCGACCGATACGATCAATCAATTTAACACAGACAAAGTTGTTGCTGATAGTGTGACGGTTGTAGAACTCTCCGCCAAATCAGTTGACAAACCTGCGGTCGCTGATGCCATAACGGTCACAGACGACTCATTCCGTTCCCCTGAACTGGCTAAGACTGACTCTGTAACTACGGCAGATTCGTTTGGGCCATTTGATATAGGTAAAAACCCTAGTGACTCGGCTACGATTGCCGATGCAATCAATACTATTTCAGTCGATAAAGTCCTGACTGATTCAGTCACGATGACTGAGTTCGTGGCTAAGACCCCCGGATACAACTTCGACTATGACGTTGTTGATGCGGATGCTGACCCTGATCCCGTCACGATGGCGGACGCCCAATCGTTTAGCCTAGACACTACCCGTAGTGACTCGGTATCCGTAACGGATACTGCTGCCAAAGATGTCACTAAGCCAGACCTAACTGACTCCGTGACTGGGGCTGATGCAATCGTCGTATCGGCAGATAAAGTCTTGACCGATTCGGCTACGGCTTCTGAGGCTATGGCCTTTAGTTCAGATAAGGTTCTAACCGATTCTGTTTCTACTCCGACCGATGCCATCAATACATTTGCGGTAACGAAAGGGCTAACTGATACAGCGACGGCTACGGATGTTCTAAATCTGTTTGCAATCTCTAAAGTCTTGACTGATTCAGTCACAATGGCTGAGTCGATTTCAACTACGCTGATACTTGGACAAAGCACTCCGATCTACCCAGACTATGTGTCGATGGCAGACGGCAATGGATTTGTGTTTCATCGCTACACAACAACCATACCTAACT